CCCATGCGTAATTGTGGAGTATAAGACCATATCTCATCAGGTAATTTATATCATACTTACCATTCTGGAGAATCTTAGGTACAGGCGTGGCTATGAATCTTTGTGCCCACTCCACTGCCCAATCACTATCCAAAGGTAATACAGTAGACCTAGACACATAACTCCCGCCAACCAGAGTGAGGCAAGTAAAACCGATACACCTAATTGCAAGGTTCTCACGATACGTTTCAATATCAACAGACATAAGGTCAGCATGTTGTGCTTTATCATATTCGGCCTCTATGTTTTTATGATCTAAGATGCACCAATTGAATGCAGGAGGTGTGATCCACGTAGACTTGTGGGTCAGTTTGGAAATATATCTTCGCAACAAAAATGTTCCATATGGAACTGTTATTGTGTGTTCGAGTGGGTGGACAATAACATATTCAATTTCATTTCTAATGAATACTGAGCCTGCAAAATTATCGATGGATGGCGCTTTACGTGATGTGGATTGAGGCAATAATTTCGATAGAAGTACGGTCGATGTTGTAATAACTCCAGTGATCCCACGTTTCTTGCAATAAGATTCCACCTCATATAATGTTTGTATGGGTTCAGTAGAGAGGAATACTTTTGCTGAACCAACACAAGATTTAAGTCTTGGCAAGAATGTTTTGTCATCTGGTGTTCCTAAGAATAAAAGAAGTTCGTGATTCACAGAATCTTTTCTCCAGTGAACATATCAATCTGGGCAGGCTCTAAGCTAACTGGAATCTCAGACGGGATTGGGATTTGTACATGAGTTACGTCTGCCTTACCTGGAACTATTGTGAACTGTTGGTCTGAAACTCTCATTGCAAACACATCACCACGATTAACTACTTGATGAACAAGAGTTGAATTGAACAGAGACTTTGCTGGAACCAGTCTGATATAGAGCTGGTCTTTGTAGTAGAATGAATTTAGATTTTTCATAGCATTTGTGGTGAGAGTTCCTGACACCCGAAAACCCCCAGACTCAATTAAGAATCTTGGGAGTGTGAGGTCTTAGATGACTGCCATCTTTACAACATCTAACTGGTCTTGGTACTTCGGATCTTTGCTAACTCGGATCTTAGTAACAACCATAACTTCTGCATTCTCAGCGGCAGCTAGGACTTCTGAAGTTGTTGATCCAGGTTCACTTAGACTTACTAGAGCTTGACCAATTTCTTTCAGAGCACCTTGTGAATACTCATTAGCTGTGCCATCTTTCTTTTTGAGATTGAAGAACACTATGTTTTTATCTCCAGGAGTTGGAGCAATTGATGTTGGATCTGCCAGCTCTTCCAACTCTACATAAGTAAGAGTCATTTGAACTGAAGATTTTTCTTTGTCGATTTTGAAATTAACTTTTACCTTGTGTGCTCCGTTAGGAAACAATTGGATTGATGGAGTATCGGCCAGATCATCGAGAGTAGCGTCGAGAAGATTATCGAGAGACATTGCAATTACCTTTAAAGGATTGAGAATTGGAATAGAGAAATAGTGATTGTATAAAAGTTGGTTCATTTAGTTGGGTCTGTTGTGAATAGTTCCTTTCTTAGTTGTAGTTCCAATATTGCTAGGATGTTCCAAGCTGCGTGGGCCAAATGCTCGAGGCCAGATTCAGTATCAAGTTTCTCATTAACTCCTGCGAGTAAGTGTCTGTACATAGCATCAGTATATCTTTCACTAGCAGAAGGCACACTAACCCACCCATTAGCAGTGTACTTGTTTGCTCCGAATGTCGTAACTTCTGCCACACGATTAAGAGCAGAAGCGAATCCAGTAAACATGAGACCAGTACGAGTTTTTCCTGAATCATATTTAACTCCTGAGTTGTTGGTTGTTCTACGTTCTACAGATTCTCGCAAATTAGCTGCGACTTTATTTTCTACGGAGTTTGCATGCAAGAATGGATGATTTTGCAGTGAAGTGAATCCTATATCATCGAAAGACATTTTATTTTCCTACCTTTTAGTTAGTAAAGATGTGAGTGCTGACGTTGCTTTGACTGTTTGATTCTGTGGAGGTGAATCTCTGAACAAAGTTATGAGAGGAGAATCGACAATTCCTTCGAGAACCACACCAGTACGAGAGCCAGTGTTAAGGTTAGAAGCAGAAGTGGTTGAAGAGTAAAAGTTATGTTTCTTGTTCTTAACCTCCGCGTAAACAACATGATCAAAGTATTTAGCAGTGTTGCGAGAGAAAGCACGAGTACCAGCCACAGGAACCAATTTAGTTTTTCCATCTTCTAACTCCGCTTCTGTTTCATGAGAGATACACACCACGTTATATGGGGCTTGCTGAATGTGAGAGAGAAATATCTCCATCAGTTTTCCTAGATTACCCCAATCAGAGTAATCTAGTTTGTAATCGTCCGGCTGCCCTTTTGTAATATGGGCGATAGCACTTGCAGTGAGTTGAGTGAGTGAATCAAACACTACTACTGTATCTTCTCCAAGTGAATTAAGTTCAACCTTTGTGAATGGCTTAGAATCTTTCTTGCATACGGCGCATCCAACCTTTCCATGTAACTCACATATCTCAACTGGTCCTCCTTTGATAACTTTGAGACATGTTTCAATCGCGACTGGAAAAGATCGAGTGTCAGGGAGGGAGATGATTTCAATGCGCTCTTTCCACTCTTCTGGGAATTTAAGTAATGTTGCATATCCATTCTCCAGATCAAACCATAAAAGTTTTTTGAATTCTGCCAGTGCGCCTGCGAGTTGAGTCTTACCTGTTTTTGGCGGGCCGTAGATTAGAACTCGATGTATAGGTGAGAGAGCTTTTTGTGTGAGTTTCATACATTTACATTACCTTATTCAACTGGTGGTGGATTAGATCATCTAGTGTGATTTGTATTTGATACTCTGAATTCTTATCTTCAATCATTTGAATCTGCGCTGGTGTGATTGGAGATATTAGTTTTGCTGTGTCCATTTGACACAAACCCATATAAGAACATTCACGAAAATAGGAAAAACAAGACTCACCTCGCATTGGATATAAGTCTCGCTCATTATACATTGAGAGCATATCACAATCAAGAGCCAATTCCTGAATCCATCTTGCTCGTTGCACATATGATTTAGAGAATTCTAGTTGATCATATTGCAACTGCTTGGTGGAATATATGAGATATATTACTTTGTATGAGGAGAGAGCAGGGAAGATTGCATCGAGGACAATAGAGTATCCAATTGCTTGAGCTGAGTTCTTGTATGTTGCAGGATTGACTGATGCTGCGCTGGATGTTTTACATTCAAGAACGATAATCTCTCCTGTAATGTCATGCTGGAGAACCGCATCAACAAAACCTCTGTATTTATATTGATTTGGGAGAGTGATGAGAAAGGAAAGTTCGCAGGCAGGTTTTCCATTGTAGTGTACCAGTGAATAGTTTTCGAGATAGCCTTCATTTATCATTGCAAGAAACTTATCTATTGCAAACACGGCTGCGGAAAATGATTTATTCTGTTTAGGATTCTCTGCAAATAGTTCAGGTTTCCAACCCAAAAACATTTGCCACAAGATTTCATCATAATTTTTTCTCTCAAGCGCTAGCTGTATTCCGAGACCTACAATTTGTCCGTATGAGAATGTGATGGATTCTGAGAGAGATTCTGATGATTCGGATACTGAGCCCAAACGATCTAACTGGAATTTTCTGGGACAAGAGTGAACTGTGAGGAGAGAGGAGTATGAAAGATTTAAAAGTCTGGGATCAGTGTCTTGGTGCATAATATGTGTCGTATAATATTAGACTGTTCTGTGGATGTGTAACATGTTTCCAGAAGTACTGTGAAATGATATAGATGTAATATGTCGTATTGTGTACGTGGAGGTATGGAGAGTGCAGATGGGTTAAGAAATCTGTCGGCAGGTAGGATGTATGTGTATGTATCTAACCACTCGGCTAATTTTCTATAAATGGAGAGAGACAATTGATTCTTATATGTAAGAACTGCCAGAGATTCAGATATCGTCAACACTTATTTTCTTCAAGCTCTTACCTTTAGAACCGCTTAAGATTGAAGTCGTTATGGTTGTTTGAGTCTGTTTGGATAGACCAGATACGATTATGGAAACTTCTTGAGGAGTCAGGAGAGTTACAATTTCGGTGTCTTGTTTGAGATTACCATGAATCTCTCGCAAGAGAGTTGGCATATTAGGTAGAGAGGATTGAACTGCGAGCTGGAGTTCGGAGATTTTATGGGAGATTATTTCGTGTGGGGTCATACAGATGTTTTACTCTTCTTGATTCAGATCAGCTACGGTTACTATAGCCTCTACTTTTACTTTTTCAGCTCCAGACTTGAGCCATTCACCTGTCTGAGTATCGACCACAAAGTAGTCTTCTGACTCAGCGTAACTGCTAGCGACTTCTGAGTCATTTGTACCTTTAATGCAACCCTCAAAAAGGTTTGTGATGTAGTAACGATATAGAATAGTCATGATGTTTCCTTTGTGTGTTAAATTGTGTCTAATGTTATGAGAGGTCTAATGTGGAGAGTGAATCTTATAACTGAGCCTGTGCACTTTGTTGTTACTGTTGCTTCCATTGGCGGAGATTGTTCTAACCAATGCATCTTATATGCTAGGTCTTGATCTTTTTCTTTTCTTATTGCTTTTCTAATACGACGATGGTATGCCTTGTGAGCTGATATCTCACACAATCCGTTTTGTTTTATTTGGTTCCATATAGGTTCGTACTGTCTCATTAGAAATTACAAGAAGAAAGGTTAGATTGATGGAGTTGGGTTATAATTAAGAACATTAGATTTCTGCATTGACTTGAGACACTGACATGAACTCAATTACCAGCTAATGTTCTTAATTATAAGATCCACTCACACCAGCTCGGGACAGATGTGAGTGGAAATCCAAGCTTTTATATAACCAGAACTTGGAAACTGGGTTTCACGCTAGGGTGTGCGCGATCATTGTGGGATTACAATCCCAAATTGTCTTCCAAGCTTTCTTCTTTAGCTTGGATCAACTTGTCTGCTTTCTTAAACAAGAAGTCAATACACTCGGCGAATTCTGCTGCTTTCGAAGAGTGTTCTGCGTACATAGACAAACGCAGTTTCAGCTTGGCAATAACATCTTTCTTAGACTTGATGGAAGTGAACTTGCCTACGAAAATCTTAGCTGCATTAGCACACTGCTCTTTTGATGTGTTGGAAATAGCTGGCATAACTTCCACATAATCCACTGCGAAATCATCCCAAGTTTCTTTGGAGATTCCAGAGCGACGATCTTCTTTCTCCAGATTAGCAATTGTATTCCAATCGCACGATGCATAATTGAAGTTGTTAGAGGTGACTGATTCGCTATCATTGATAACATCACGAGCACGATTAACAACAACTTCTTGCACTGCTTCCAATAGGAGTTCAAGAGCTTTGCCACCAGTTTCCAGAATGGCAACAATACCTTCTACAGAAGGAACTGGGAGTTTATCCAATTCAACTGTAGAACGCTTGGTTGCAACGCCAGTGTCTTTGTCAGTTACTGAACGGAAATTGAATTTTGCAGATTTGTAATCCAATTTGTTATCGAAGTTTACGAAGATAGGGGCTTGAGTTTCAGACATTTAAGTTACCTTAAGAAAAAGAACATTGCACAGGATTGTGCGAGGGTTTTATAAAACACTCACAAGGTTTTGCGAGTGAGTACAGATTGTGACAGAGAGCGGAGTGCGTGTCAAGGGGTATTTTTCTATTACCCCTGAGTGTGTCCCCATGAGATTTAATATTACCTCCTCTCTCCTTACGTGTTTGTCGATTAAGCTTTGCTGCGTGCTTCATAGCTGCTTTGTATAAAGCTTCGGAGCAGAGGTTTGGATTGTAAATAACTCTCCAACATCCCCTTCCGTAATATGTACGAGGTTTAGTTATAGGGTGCATTGTACCTTCACGTCTTTGTGCAATCATGATTGTAACTCCGATCTATCTATTTTACCTTTGAAGTATTCAGCTTTCTCTGCCAATGTATCACCTTTGATTCGCTGTGATTTGATTCCATTCACGAATGTGTCAGGCTCACAGATTATCATAAGTTCCTCTTTAGCTCGGGTGACTGCTGTATATAGAAGTTCTCGCTGGAGCATAGTTGCATGAGAATTATGCAAGAGAAGAAATACTTTCCTCCACTCAGAGCCTTGAGACTTGTGAACAGTTAATGCGTATCCGAGAATTAATGAGTTAACTTCTGCTGCTTTTGTTATAGTTTTCTCTGTACCTGAGTCTTGCATAAGAAGTCTGATATGATGGGAAGATTGTGTAACTCTGTCTTCATCATCTGCTGCAACTTGTGCAAGAAGGAAATCTATATCTTCACTGTCACCCACATGGTCGTGTGTTTGTAAATGTTTAGGTGTATTATTGTGACCCCAATAATCGAGATATGCTGATTCTTTTTGCGCAGGTACTCCAGCATATCCGGGATTAGGATAGATTTCTAAGATGATTGCATCCTCTCTATCATATAAGACTTTATCTCCAACTGAGAAATAATGGCGAATGAATCCTGAGATAACTTCCCAAGTTACAAGCTCTTTCTTTCTTGCCATATGATTAGCAATTGATTTATTCAATTCTATTGTGCCATATGCTTTATTGAATGGAATCAGGATTATGTCTTCTTCAGGGTCATATTCACCTTTTTCATAGAGAACTGCGAATAGTTTCTCTGAAACTGATAGAGCTGATTCAGCTTCTATTTTCTTTTTCCAAGGTTTGATTGTGAGTCCGGGACAAGACATTTCAGATAATTCTGCTGGTAAGATTGGTACACCTGAGAGAACTCTGTGCGCAAGGCGAATAATTGGTGATTCGAGAGCTTGTCTGTATACTTCAGTGAGTTCAATGGTGGGTAATTCCAACATCTTAAATCCTAAAATTGCGCTTCCGAAAACTGGTGGCAACTGTTGTATGTCTCCCAAGAATATGATTTGGACTGATTGTGGGTTAGGTAGAGCACAGATTACTTCATTATATAATGAAACTGCTATCATAGATGATTCCTCGAAAATCAAAGTTGTTATCTCTGAAGGTAGAGGATTCATTGCATTTCGAGATGGAGAGAATCTCATTGTTGTTTTCTCTTCTCCATTCTCGTCGAGAGTTGTTGTGTATTCTGGTGCGTACTCTAGGAGTTTGTGAATTGTTATGCAATTTGCTTTCATATCATCTGACATATTTCGTCGAATGTTATTTGTAGCACGTCTAGTGTATGCGCAAATTATGATTCCCGGTACGCCATGGGGAATGTGTTTGTGATCATGATTTTGAATGATACCAGTCCCACTGCTTTGAATTAATGCTGCAACTGTACCTTTCATTGCAGTTGTTTTACCTGTACCTGCTGGGCCGATTAGGATACAAGATTTGTGAGTGGATGCTAGAGATACAAACTGTGATTGTTTGTCATTGTATGTGATTTCTTTTCCATACTTATCTGTGGTGGATAGATTAGATGAAGAGATTATATCTGACATTGTTTCCACATCTTGTGGAATGTCAGAATGTAGGGCCACATCGGACTCCCCGCTCCCGTTGGTCGCTGGAACATCAGATAGAGTTTCTGCTTCTTGTTTTTTGAGTCTAGCTTTAGCTATGATTTCTGCAAATCTTGATGCAGGTATTGGATTATATGTTGCCATCGGATTCGTTCTCAGTAGTTTGTGTTTTCAATTCGGTGGATGAAGCTGGAACTTGATCTATTGAGCTTTTCAATAATCCTAATCTGGATTTTTCTATTTCTAAATTCTGCATGTTTGTGTAATTCTGTGCAATAGTCCAACGACCTTTTGCTTTAATGTATGAGATGAGATCAGGATACATATGACGCATAGGTTCACGAACTGGTGCGGTGTCAATCATATTTTGTATGTTTGCATCTTCTGCACTTGTTGATGGAGAGAGAATTCTGTAAGCAGTTCCAGATTGGGAAGAAAGATCAATATCACCTAAGCCAAGATAATTCTTCTGCATTGCAGCACCTTTGCGCAGATATTTCATCAATGCCATTGCGTAAATGCTACCCTCGGAAATTATGTTATCTTCACAATGTTCAATTAGTTCTCGCAAATCTGATTCTGGAACTTGGAAAACTGTCTCTTCTTTTGCGCATTTAATGATTATGGATTCCCAATAATCACACAGTTCCATTGAGACGCCATTAACTTTGATTTTGAATGTTGGGAAATTACCTGCTGTAGATGCCCATTGAGCTAAGATTTTGGGATAATCTTCAATGTTTTTGTGAGAAGTTTTAATCAGTTTCTGGAGAGATAATTCACGTCTCTGGAGTTCGATATCATTGGAATGATCTCTTATATTGTCTATCCAATCATTGTAATTTTGATTCCAGATTTGAATCCAATGATAAGAATTTTCCAGATTGGATGTATCAGGGCCAATAGCGAAGTGAGGTAAGACAAATGATGGATGTTTGATTATATCAATCTTACCTACAATGTGAATCAATTGTTCCATATTGTTTGCAATAATGGAATTAGTTTTAGGTGTATATTGTGCTGGAGTGCGCCATTCGATGAGAGATGTGCTATGCAACAAACTCAAATATGTAAGATATGATTCAGTTGCAGTTAACTTTCCATTGCTCCAAGCGCTTGCAAGTGCTAGAAGTTTTTTCTTAGATATGTGAAACAGAGGATGTGTTACCTCGCGAGAAGATAATGAGATTGGGAGGTGCTCGCATGAGAACTCGATTGATGAATATGCACAGAGAATTTTAGCCATTATATTTCTCCTAAGCCAAGAATTTGTGATTCATATGATGCTTCTTCCTCAGTGGACATCATGCCTGATTCATATCGCACGCGTTGCGCTGTTTCTGTATCTTTTATTATCTTATGCTCTGAGAGCTTGTAAGCTGGATTGATTGCACCAACTTCTATTTTGGCGATCATAGGTACCAATACTTTAAGAATTGACCTAGATTCCTCATCCACCAAAGGTTGGAATTGATGCACTATTGTGGTTATTTGTGCAAGTGTAAGAACTGGGCGAAACTTAACTTTCGCGTGTTTGTCTGTATTATTGGGTGTGGGTGAAGTCATGTTAGAGATCTCCTTGTTTGTCTGCTTCGAGAATGAAAAGAATAACCCAATGATTAAATGAGATTCTATCTTCCATAGTTCGGATATATAAAGCTACATCAAGATACAATCTTGGATAATCAGTTGGGAATTCATCATTGAAAAGAAACAACTGCAATAGGCCTGTACCTGATGTGCGCAGTTTTGATTGCAATTGTTTTTTTATTGAAATAGATAATTTCATGATTTATTCTCACTCATTTTTCCTGTGTATTTCTCATCTATGAAAGTGGATATTGCTCTGGATATGATTGAATGGGTGATGTCAAAATCTTTATATTGATTCATGCAATATGTAAAAATGGAATCAATGCTCCAGTTGGAGTTATTTCGCAGGAAATTACAAACAAGAATGTAAGCATGATGATGCGCGCTATCAGGAGAGTAGGGTGAATTGTGAGGTGATGTATGTGAAGGATTCATGGTAGAGGGTGATTTGTTAAGTTTAGATTTGGCCGTGAGATTTACATAAGAATGGAAATCTTTTCTGGTGGATTGGTAATCAGTTGAATGTGCCATTAAGTTGGGTTACTTTCCGTGTGTAAGTGCGAATGGTTGGGTTATTGTTGCCGCTTCTACGACATCATCCCAATTTAGAGCTGCGATTGTTGCGCAACCAGAACAAGAAAGAATCATAAAAATCAATAGGGATGTAAGAATGATTCTAGCTCTAAAGCCAATTAGTTGGTGAAAAGTAAACATTTAAGATTCTCCAGTTGTTGCCATGTAATACAAGAAAAGATATGCAATTACCAT